GCGCTGCGAGCTGGGCAGCTGCTCAAGCTGCCGGTGAAAATGCGGTTACTCAAGGGGATTTAAATAGGGCCGGAATACCTGTTAAACGTGCTCTTGCGGAAATGAGACAGATTAATGCGAATTCTGCGGCGCAAGAGCTGGACAACGAAAGGCGGGCAAAGGTTTCCGGGATGTATAAAGGCCCGAAAGGTGAAATGTTAATAGGTGTTGAAAAAGTTATTGAATTGCTGAAGGGCATAAAGTAAAATAAAATAATCCTTTTTCCGGGCCGCTACGTGTAGCCCGGAAAAAGCTACAGCGGATAAGAAAGGAGGTGAGTATGCCAAAAAGGTACAAAATGAGTCGAAAGAAAAGTAAGAAAGCTTTTCGTCATGGCGCGAAGCGCGTCATGTCTTTGAACATGGCCAATCCAATGCGCGGAGGAATTCGCCTTTGAGCTGCTTTTACCCTATTACTGGGTATCGTTCTAAATCGGGCCGTAATCCCGTGACGGGGTTATGGCCCATTGTGTTCAACGTCAAAGACGGGTATGTTGATAAAGAGGTAATCCTGCCTTGTGGCAGGTGTATTGGTTGCCGTCTAGAGAAGTCAAGACAATGGGCAATTAGGTGCCTAAATGAGGCCCAGCTCCACGAAAACAATGCGTTTATTACGTTAACTTATGATGAGGATCACCTACCAGAAAACAATTCCCTGCAATTGATAGATGTTCAAAAATTCTACAAAAAACTACGAAAAAAATATAAAAAATTCAAATATTATCAATGCGGGGAGTATGGTGAGCGATTCCAGCGTCCTCATTATCATGCTTGCATATTCGGAATAGATATTGCAGATAAAGTACTGTGGAGCGTTAGGAGCGGAGTGAAACTATACCGCTCCGAAAGTCTAGAAAAAATATGGGGTCTGGGGTTCGTTACTGTTGGAGAAGTCACCTTTGAATCTGCGGCTTATGTCGCACGCTATGTCCTCAAAAAGATTACTGGGGAAAAGGCTGTTGAACACTACAAAGGTAGGACCCCAGAATTCCAAACAATGTCCCGTAATCCCGGTATAGGAAAAGAATGGTTATTAAAATACCGGGGTGACGTTGAAAGTATAGATGCAGTTATGCAAAGAGGCGGCTTCAAGTTGAGGCCGCCTCGTTATTATGATACTATTCTCGGGGGTTTCGATCTCGAAGCACTCGAGAAAAGAAAACGAGAAAGGAGAAAAAAAATTAAAGCTGAAGAGCAGTCTTGGGACAGGCTCGAAGTAAAAGAAAAAGTGCTGAAAGCAAGATTAAAACAATTAAAAAGGAGAGTGGAAAATGGAAGTCAGGATATTCGGTCTTCGTGACAAAAAGATTCCTCTGTATCTGAAACCGTATTTCTTTCTGGATCAGTATCAAGCGCAGCGGCAGATAATGATGGCAATGAAGCCGGATATAGAAATTCACGATTTCGCTGAAGATTTCGAGTTGGTCGAGTACGGCTCATTCGATGATCAGAAAGGAACGTTCACTCTCCATAAAAATCCGATTCATGTTGCGGAGCTTGTGACGCTTCGCAATCTTCTGGTGTTGAAGTCGGCGGCGAGCGAAGCGCTCGCAAAGCGAGCGCCGCGTGCCGCCCCTGCAATAGCAGGGGAAAATAAAACAGATGTAAAAAGCAGTTAACATGTTAAATTCCCCCTTTTAGGGGGAAAAGAAAGGGGTCAAAATGCGTTTGTCAAAAAGGGTACAAACAGAAGTAAGCACGGAGTGCAAAGTGCAGCAGCAATTCCGTGAAACGGCAAACATCAACTCAATAATGAGAAAGGCTCTGAAAGCGCGTCAGATGCCCCTAGAATTCGCCGAAAGGGCGAATAAGGGGTTTTACGGCGATTTCACAGGGATGGATTTTAGGGCCATCCAAGAGCGTATGATCGAAGCAAAAGAGTCGTTCATGAGGTTGCCTTCGGAAATTAGAAAAAGATTCGGGCATTCTCCGGCAAATCTGGTGGAATTCATGGAGAATCCCGAAAACAAAGTCGAGGCCCAGAAACTGGGCCTGTTACCGCCGGATAAACCGGCGGCAGACAAGCCGGCTGCGCCGGCCGCACCATCAGCTACTTGATGTAATGGTGCGGACTGACACAAAGTCAGTCAAAAAAGGGCAAAAAAACAGTAAAAAAGGGAAAAAATCAAAATGGGTGACACACTAACGTTCATAGCACGGTCAACAGAAACGCAGCAGGCTATGGCAGTAATTCAGGCGATTCTGTTGTTCGTATCGGCATTAATAACAATATTCCAGAAAAGGAGTCAAAAATGAATTCGGTAATGAATCACAACTTTTCGCAAGTACCGCGGGTGGAGATACCGCGGTCGGTCTTTGACCGTTCGCACGGGTATAAGACAACGTTCGACTCGGGATATCTTGTCCCGTTCTACATCGACGAAGCGCTGCCCGGGGATACATTCACGGCAAGGACAACCTTGTTCGCGAGGCTGTCGACTCCAAAGGTGCCGTTTATGGATAACCTGTTCTTGGAGACGTTCTATTTCGCCGTTCCATACCGTCTGGTATGGTCAAACTGGCAGAAGTTCTGCGGCGAGAGAGAGAATCCGGACGATCCGATCGATTACACGGTTCCGGTTATCGTCGCGCCTGCTGTTGTGGGTTTCGAGGGTGGCACTCTGGCAGACTATTTTGGTCTCCCTCTGGATGTGCCTGCAATAGAGGCGTGCAGCCTCTGGCACCGTGCGTACAATCTGGTGTGGAATCAGTTCTTCCGCGACCAGAATCTGCAGGATTCTGCACCTGTTCCGACAGGGGACGAAGACGATTCGGTAACGGATTTCGTTCTTCGCAGAAGGTGCAAAAAACACGATTACTTTACCTCTGCGCTTCTATGGCCGCAGAAGGGGGATGACGTTCTTCTCCCCCTGGGGGATACGGCACCGGTATACGGTGACGGTAACACTCTCGGCCTTGCGCGTCATGAGTCAGCGGTAGGGTATGGCCTGTACTGGGAAGGAACAGGAGGTGCGTTGAAAATGTCGGCAAATGCGTACGATACGGCGATCGGAACAACGATTACGCCGTCCGATTATGAGAATTTAAAAACAATCGGTATCGTTACGAAAGCAATGACCGACAACGAGTCGCATATATATGCGGATTTGTCGACGGCAACAGCGTCGACAATTAATGCGCTGCGCGAAGCATTTCAGTTGCAGAGAATGCTTGAACGTGACGCAAGAGGCGGCACGAGGTATACGGAAATAATCCGTAGTCATTTCGGCGTAGTATCGCCGGACGCGCGGCTGCAGAGACCGGAGTACCTGGGCGGGTCATCGGCCAGGATAAATATTAATCCGGTACAGCAGACGTCAGCAACAGGAGCAACCGGCACGCCGCAGGGAAACCTTGCGGCTTATGGTCAGGTTGCGGACGGTGGGGGTGGGTTCACGAAGTCATTTACGGAACACACTCTGATTATCGGTCTCGTAAACGTACGGGCCGACCTGACGTATCAGCGCGGTATGAACAGGATGTTTTCTCGTCAGACGCGTTATGATTTTTACTGGCCATCTCTCGCACACCTGGGCGAACAGGAGATTTTAAAAAAGGAGATCTTCACGGCAGGAACATCAGCGGACGAAGATGTCTGGGGATATCAGGAGCGTTACGCGGAGTACAGGTACAAGCCTTCGCAGATAACCGGGAAGTTCCGGTCAACTGATGCGAACAGTCTGGATGTTTGGCACCTTTCGCAGGATTTTGCTGTGGCGCCGGAGTTAAACGAAACGTTTATTGAAGACGTTCCGCCGCTCGAAAGGGTGCAGGCTGTTGATACAGAACCGGAGTTCTTGTTCGACGCGTATATTGAGCTGAAATGTGCTCGGCCGATGCCGGTGTATTCGGTGCCGGGTCTGATTGATCATTTCTAGGTAAAAATTGCCGGTCTCGGGGCCGCGTTGCGGCCCACGAGCTGGATCCTGTCCGACTGAAAGGAGGAGAAAGTGGCTTCAAGTGCTTTTGATGTGATTTCAAAAGGTATAAAATCGGTAGTGAAGCCGATAGGCAGTATTCTTGAAGTGGGGGGGAATATTGCTTCTTCTGCTCTTGGATGGTTGAGCGGAAAGCGTCAAATGGAGTTCCAAGAGAGAATGAGTTCAACGGCACATCAGAGGGAGGTAGCAGACCTCCGGGCCGCTGGTCTTAATCCGATCCTATCGGCTACGGGGGGCAGCGGAGCAAGTGCACCCCAAGGTGTGATGGTAACACCTGAAAATCCCTTTAAGGGTATGTCGCAAAATTACCTTGCTATGAAAATGGCAAACGTGCAGGCTGATTTAATTGCAGCCCAGAAGTCTGCGGCTGAATCGTCAAGCGCTGCGAGCTGGGCAGCTGCTCAAGCTGCCGGTGAAAATGCGGTTACTCAAGGGGATTTAAATAGGGCCGGAATACCTGTTAAACGTGCTCTTGCGGAAATGAGACAGATTAATGCGAA